AAAGGTCGCTTTATGGTCAACATCGACAATGGTCCGGGAGCAAGCGGTTCTGCCATCGTTGATGAAGGTTCTAAGGAAGTAATTGGATTAACCGAAGCAGGGAGTTCTCGTTTGTCGGGTATAACGATTTGTATACCCATTTCAAAATTTTGGGAGTGGCAGAATATTAAATGAAGCTCGTTGCGTTCTTTATTCGACACGGGGAAACCGACCTCAATAAGTCCGACTCCTTTCGCGGGGACATTGATATCCCGCTGAATGAAGAGGGCCAGAAGCAGGCGGAAGAAATCCCACACTATCTGGCTGCATACAAACTGAGTTCCTTGTTTCACAGCGGAATGCAACGTACAGCGCAGACACTAGAACCTCTAGCAGAAGCTAAGGGTCTCCCATCAAAGAAGATGGAGAATCTTGATAGCTTGGACACCGGGAATTTTGCGGGTCTTCCTAAAACGGAAGAGAACCGCAAGAAGTTGGAGCACTATCGAAAGAACCCGGAAGAGACAATTCCGGGAGGCGAAAGCATTCAGGAATTTCGCGACCGCATTGACCCGCTAATTTTCAACATCATCAAGTTAGGTGAGGAGAGTGGGGCACCATCAGCCGCATGTGTTCACGGCTCTGTTATTCGTGAAATTTCTCGTCTCTTCGATGAAAGTTATGACAGTTTGAAAGTGGACCCGGGCGGCATCATCGGAGTCTTCAAGACTCAGGATGGCTACGAGGTTCAACCGCTTGTGAAAGAAAACAACGAACAAGAAGATATGGACGCGCCGGGAAGTTAATAGCAGTACCGCACCCGCGCAAATAGAAGTAATCAATAGAGGGTTAGACCGTGGGACTTACGCCAGCGCAGAGACAAGCTAGAAGTCGAGCAAAGAAGGCAGGTCTTCCGCTGCCCTTTGACCCGGCAGAAATGAAGCAACAACAAACGGCACATGAGGAGAAGGAAGCTGGGTTGATTCGGCTTTTAGAAGAGTGCGCTCAGTTTGATAAAACTGGAAAAAGATTCAAGAGCGAAGTCCGCAGTTGCACAAAGTTGGCGCGTCTTTACTACGGTCAGCCTGAAACAGGAGACGTAGACGAAGACGACGATGACGAGACCAGCAGTAGCACGAAGAGCAAAAAACCGAAAGGGCCGAAACCACCTAACCCTTCCGAAGCGCGCATTCGAATTCAGAACACCGCTATTGACCCTACCGAGAAAGGAAAGGGAAAGCGTCGTCGTTCTCTCGAAAATGTAACGTACGAACTTGATGACGTTGTAGGTTTTTGGCGTTGGCTTGAGTTGCGTGATAGAGCACGAAAGGACTTGTTTTGGCTTGGTCGTGTGGTTGGTAACGGTTTATATAATGACGTTCATCGAGCCATCTGCAATCAATTTGTGCAAAAGAATTTTGGTGGTGAGTGGCTGCTTCCAGATGGGGCATTTGACCCCGCTCGTCCGGCTGTAGAGTCGATGTATTTCGAAGGCTACACGTTAGACGACTTTCATGCCATGATTCAATCTCATCACTATTTAAGTGAAGAGGGTGAAGTGAATCCGTGGGGGCGTTTGGTCGAGATGATGCTGCTCGACTCTCGCGGATTTTATAAGAGCACCATTAACGGTGTGGATTCATTGCAATGGCTGTTGAACTGCCCGGATATTCGCATTCTCATTATCACGGGTGAGTATAAGCTGGCTCTCAAATTTTTGGGCGGCGTGAAGAAATATTTTAACTTGAATGAAGGTGAACAGCCTTCTACTCTTCACTTGCTGTTTCCTGAGTACGTTTTGTACGGCAAAGAGGGAACTACAGATAGTCCGCTTCAATGCCCCGCTCGTTTGTTGAGACAAGACGAACCCTCTCTTTGGGTTAACTCGATTGTTGCGAACCTCTCGGGTTGGCACTGCGATATCAAGAAAGGTGACGACATTGTCACTGACGAGAACTCGAACGGCGAAGATGCCCGCGAAAAATTGAAAGAGAAGTATGACGGAAGCGATGACCTCTTAGACCCACATGGGTTTATGGACCACATCGGTACCCGCTACTTTACTAATGATTGGTATGGTATGCGTCTGTCTCCAGATAAAGAGACAGGCGAAGTCGCACCGATTAAGTATTATTGCCGTGGCTGCTGGGTTGTTAAGCCTGAATATGCCGATGTGTCATTGAATAAATTGACCGAGGATATGGTTAATTTGACCTTTCCTCAACGTTGGGGCTTCAACAAACTACGCTCTCTTCTATTGAAGAAGATGGCGGGCACCGGCAGCGACCGAGCATTTCGAAATCAGCAGTTAAATGAACCGACCGACGCCGTAGAAGATAGCGGCTTCAAGATTAGCTTCACTGAGGCTGACCTTCGCGCACACATGTACCAGCGCGAGGCTGCTCCCAAGAACGGAGACATTTTTATCGTTTGGGATTGGGCGCTTTCGGACAAGAAGACTTCTGATTATTCAGTAGGTGTTGTTGCCCGCATGTACCAAAACGATTCAGGTGAGTGGTCATTCGTAATTCTTGAAATTATTTATAGTAAGTGGAAGTACTCAGAATTAGCCTTTCAGATTGTGTCGCTCTCGAAGCGATGGGGTCCGAAGGTTACGATGATTGAGCAATCTAATGCTTACGAGATGTTAAGAGATGAGATTGAACGTGTCGGCCAAAAGTTTGGTTATCGACCGTACATTTATCCGAAGCAGCCATCTCGTCAAGAGAACGCGAAACGCAATAGAATTAAGAGCGTTGAAATTCTTCTTGCAGAGCATCGTTTACACTTTGTGCTTGGACCTTGGATTGATGAAACATTCAAACAGCTTACTCAGTACACGGGCGAGAAGAAGAACAAGGGCCGAAAGGATGATATCCCGGATGCCATATCGTACTTAACGTATATTCTTCCGGTAAGCGCTCGACCGATTGTTGAGAAGACCGACCCAGAAGAGGAAAGAAGATTAGCAGAGGAGCAGGCCAAGCACGCCCGAAAAGAGGCGCATATCAATCAGTATTTTGGCCCACACCTTCAAACGAATACACAAGCAGGACCGACTATTGTAGAAGTCGCGCCGCCAAAGCCGCAGGACCCGAGGATGATAATCTTTGGTAACAAAGGGCCTTGGCGCTTATAAGATTTTGTATGAAACATCAACTTTAGACTGCCCCGCGCCGGGGCACGCGAAGACGCCTTAATCGGTGGCACGCAAGTCAAGGATAGAAGATGAGTGATGTAGATGTAGCAATTTCGAATTTGGAAATAGTGCCAGCGAACGAAATCACGTTGGAAAATACCTACGTTGATTCGAACACTGGGACTATTCAATTCAACGACACCGCTGCGATTAAGCTCGTTCTCGACAACGCAGAACTTGCTGACAATTTTATTAACATCAACCAATGGGCCAGCGGTTGGACGATGTCCGACTTACTGTACCAGTCACCGATGTCCACCAGCGACGGTGGGTCGGGTAGCACCGATGTGGCGAACTCGGCAGTGCCGAAGTTCATGGTTTCAAACCACATCAGTTCCATTATTCCGAAGATTCTAGGCGGCATCTTCTATGAAGACCCGTGCTTCCTACTTCGTCCAAGTCCCGGCACTATGCCGGATGTGATTCAAGCGAAGACCGCGTTGTTTACCTTTCAATTGAAGGCGATGCGTTTCGAGGAAGAAGTTGAGCGCGGATTAGAGCAGATGGCTCTTCTCGGCACAGCTATCTGGAAGTGGGGCTACACCGAGTACGAAAAGACCGAGAAGAAGTATAAGCGTTACGCTCCGAAGGTGAACGCGCCGGACGGCATTGAAGTTGCGCCGATTGACACACCGGATTCGGATGATTTTGAAATTGAGTTTTACAAGAAGACGGTCTCTCATCCGTGGATTAAGTTCTGTGACATCCGTACGGTTCTCGTGGACCCGGGATGCCGCGTTGGTGACATCCGCGCAGCTAAATGGGTTGTTTACCGCGACTATGCGACGTACCAAGACCTTGAGAAGTTGCGTGATGTAGAAGGATACGAAATTCCAGAGGACGACGTTCTTCGCCAGATGTTTGCGAAGGCGACCTCTCCGGGACCAGACAACATTGCAATGACCATCCCGGAAGGGATGATGGGCTACTTGCAGCATGCCAAACCGCGCAGCTACAAGACGAGCGCCGACCCGAACAGAGCGCCGCTCGAACTGCTGGAGTATTGGGACAACGAGAAAGTTATCGTCGTTCTGATTTACAACGGCCACAACATTTTGATTCGTAATGAAGCCAATCCATATAGCAAAATTCCATTCTACTCGGCTAATTGGCGCAATATCCCAGATAGCTTTTATGGGCAGGGATTAGGGTTGTTAATCGGAAGCGAGCAAATTGTCGAGCAAGGTGTAACGAACCTAGCACTTGACCTTCTTGCTTACTGCTTGCAGCCAGTCGCGCTACGCAAGAAAGGTTTCAACGCACCTACACAAAACACGCGTTGGGAACAAGGCGGCATTATAGACGTTGAAGAAGACGTTGAGAAGGCTTTTAAGTTTCTACAAATGCCTCCGGTACCACCGCAAGCCTTTGAGTTCATTCAGCAGTCGCAAGCAGCAGGTGCAGCAACATCGGGCGCGAATGAGCAGGTTGTTCAAGGCGCGGGACACGCGGGCATCAGCACGACGGGTATGAGAAGCGGGACGGGCGCAGCGGCTGTTATTCAAGCCAACGCCAGCCGCCTCGATGGTCCAACCGGGCGATTTGTTCGTCAAGTATTTGAACCGTGGCTGTATCAGATGGACGACCTTGATAACGATTTGTTGCCGACTAGCGTCATCAAAGACATCCTCGGGGAAAAGATTGGCAACGACTTCAAGATGGACCATATCACTCTTCGCAACGCAAAGGTTGAGTATGAAGTTCTAGCGGGTTCGAGTTTGGGAGCCAAAAAAGAAATGGCTCAAGCTCTCCCAATTATGATTCAGTTGTTGAATAACCCAACGTTTGTTGCTAATGCAAATGATGCTGGATATCAATTCGACGCAGTCGCTATCTTCCAAGCATTTGTGGATGCGGCAGGTTGGAAGTTCAGTCAGTCTTTCTTACGTGCGATGACGCCAGTAGAGAAGCAGAAGCACGAAGCCAACAGCCCAGCAGCTATGCAAGCAGCGCAGTTGCAGAATGCACAGGTCATGCAGAAGCAGAAGTTCGAGCAAGAACAGACTCTTGAAAACCAGAAGCAACTCGGCAAGGCGGGTAATGAAGCCTTCCGCGCTTCTATTGAGAAGTCAACGCAGCCAGAACTAGGGGTCGGCGGCGAGCAGACACAAGGTTTCGGAGCCACAACCGCTTTATAAAAACAATCCGGGGGTCGGGAGAAATCTCGACCCACCGACTAGGATGGCACAATGGCAGAATCAGAAGGCCGCAAAGTGTTAGGTGAGAACCTGACATTCGAAGAGCGTTTATCGCTCGCACAACTCGTGAATCAACCGGGATGGAAAATTCTCGTACGCTTGATGGCTGAATCCTGCCGTCGTGCAACTGAGGAAGTTATCAAATTGGACCCGGGGACGGAGCGTTACGACCAAAGACTTACAGGTTTGCAGACCACAGCCCGTGCAATGAATAAGTTTTCAGTCGAGGTGCTTGATTCCGTTAAGTTGCATCAACGCACCGCAGTACAAGAAGCACAGCAGCGTGAAAATCCGGCGCTTGTCCCAGAGCCGCCGAAGCGTTTTCAATTGCCGATGCCAACAAAATCCCTATCCGAAGGGTAGAAATAAGAATCGAATATAAGGAAATCACATGAGTTCAATCACTCGCGAATCAGTGCTGCTTATGGATTTGAAATCCATTCATGCAGCTATCAAAGACCCAGTTACGTCCAAAGAGATGCAAGCATTTCTTCGTGACCGTGCTGTGGCATCCCACGTTTCGGAATTGATGCTCAACGCACAGAACCGAGAAGAAGCAGTAGACGCGCAGTTAAATCGCGTTGTGCCACCTTCTACGGAACAGCTTGCAGCGGAAGCCGCAGCGATGGCCGCAGTACCAGTAGTAGAGCCTGCCGTTGTAGAGCCAATTGTTGTGGTTCCTCCGGTAGCAGTTAATGCAAACGAGGCAGAAGACGCTGAGTTGAAGAAAGTTGGTGTGACTGTTGTTCGCGACGCAAGCGGCAAAGCCACTCGATATATCGGGGAATACCAAATTCTTGGTGAGGATGGAAAGTCGATTGGTCGTCCGACTCACTTGGAAGCCCGCACGCTCTCAGAGTATCTCTCGAAACAACGCGAGGTGCATACTCAGGCAACGCGTGCATTCCATCGCTTGAAGCAGCAGAAGCTGACTTTTAAGAACGAAAAAACAATCTTGACGCCAGAGGCGATTCAAGAAGCTGCTCGTGTGGCTCTCGAAAGTAAGGATACAAACAAAATCACCGATGTGATTCGTGGCGTTATCGAAACTGAGTATCAGAAACGCGACCGAGAACTAAAAGAAAAGCAATCGTACGAAGATGGACGCGAGATTTCAAATGAATTTATGCGTCGTCATTTGCATGATTTCAATCCATGTGAAGCCAACAAGAAAGTGATTGGTGAGTACTTCGCAGAACATAATCTCGACTTTACCCTTGACAACCTTGAGGTTTGTTTTCAAGACCTCAAAGAACAAGGAAACAAACTTGCTCCTGTGGATTCCACAGTGGCAACAAGACAAGTGACTGAGGCCGCTAATCCGGTCCCAGCCGCAACTACGGAAACGCCCGCGCCCCCGGTAATCCCGGTAGCGGAAACGACAATCGTAGTTCCAGCATCAGTAGCACCAGCCCAACCACAGGCCGTAGTCACCCCCGTGGTTGTAGCAACGGCTCCGACGCCTGCCGCGCCTAATCAGCAACCAGCGGCCCGTCGTCCGGGAGTGAATGGAGCTATCGCTCCGGGTACGTTGAGCGCACAACGTCCGGGAACGCCAGACCCAGCACTCGCAAGAAAAGAGTTCTTGCAGACTGTAAAGAAGATGAACCCGGAAGTAATGAAGAACAAGATTAAGACGGACCCTCAATTCGTCAAACAGCTTGAGTCTTACGGGATTCGTGTTCGATAACAGTCACCCCGCAATGCGGGAGCAAACGACCTGAGTGAACCACCATGAGTGGTCCAAATCCAGCAGCATCAAACGTAGCAAACGTCCTAACGGCGCAGGCAATCATTTTCGATAAGGAACTGATTCCAAACCTAAAGGGCAACACCAACGCATTTGTTGGTGCAGCAGAGCGTCGCGTTCAGGGCCTACACATGGGCGTGAACCGTACGTTCTTCCAGTACAACACGCTTTCGGGCGACGTTGTACAGAACTCTGATGGTACCGTGGGCAACCCGGAAGTCATCAGCCAGTTGTCATCGCCAGCACAAATTGGCGAGTGGAACAACTACGCCAACTTTTCATCGTTCGCTATTGCAGCAGCGATTGACGAGCTTGTCGGCAACAGCGCAGTTGAACTCGGCTACCAAGCTGGGCAGTCAATCAGCGAGTTGTACAGCGCAGTTGCAGACAGCGCCAGCGGCGTTGACTCCCAAGTCAATCAGTCGTCGTTGCTTGCATCTCCGTTCACTCTTGACCTTGGCACCATCCGTGAATTGAAGCAGCAGCTTGTTTCAAAGAACGTGTTGCCATGCAAGCGTGGCATGTTCTTGGGCGCAATGAGTCCGAACGTGTTGGGCGACATCTACAACTCAACGACTGTGAACAACAGCATCGCTGATTTGTGGAAGTACGAAAACATGGAGAAGTTTGATGCGATGGCAGGCAGCGACCAGAATAAGGTCATTGTCCTACCGGGCACCAATATCGGCTTCATGCAGACCCCGTTCGTGACCACAACCGCGAACTACCAGTCGAGCGGCAAGATTGGCTACCGTACATACGTGTTCGGTAACTATGCGATGATTGGCGTTTGGTTGCAGGTCCCGGGCGACACCGACCTCGATGATGGTGATTGGAAGACGATTGACTGCCGTGTCGTAACAGACGCGCCAGCATCATCGTTCGACCCAGTTTCCACAATTGGGGGTTGGTGCTCGTACAAATTTCACCAAACAGTTACGTTGCCACCTGCAACAGGCACGAACACCCAGCGCATTCGCTACATTGATAGCGTGCCAGCTATCCAATAAGGATAGTCAACAAAATTCCCGCGACCTCATGAATCGCGGCACTACTAATCAGGGGAGAGCCTGTAACTCTCCCCAGATTTTACTCTTTACAGGAGAGAAAGATGCGAAGGATAAATCTAGAAGCACCATTAACACCGCAACAAAAGTACAAGCGTTATTACGATAAACATAGGGATGAAATTCTCGAAAAGAACGCAGAGTATTTGAAAGAAAACAAAGATAAAGTGAATCGTCGCGTTCGCAATCGCAGACACGGTATCACTCAAGAGTGGTTCGACGCTAAAGTTGAAGAACAAGGCAACCGTTGTGCTGTTTGTG